GTACAATAATATGCAAGATGTCTTTTAAACTACCCTACCAATCCAATCCCCCTTGTTGTTCAATACCATGGGCAACAAGCGTGGGGTTCCATCAATAATAATTCCACAACCTAATATAAATCTAGTCGAGAAGTTCTTAGCATAAGCAAATGCCAGGGACTTTTGATTTATTAGGCAGCCTACCTGCATACCCCAGTATAATCTGTCAGGGTTTGCCCAGTATCCTATGCTGAACTTAGTATGATAGTGCCCTTGGATACATGACATACCCATAGTCTGAGATACCTTGAGAACATCTGCTGATTTACCATGAGTGAAGTGGACTCTATCACCATTAGACATGGTTAAAGTTAGGTCATCAACCCACTTCCACTTCTTAGTTCCCAGGAAATCTGCATAAGGTCTGAGAAATTCTCTTGACATTCCATACTTCAAGGCTCTTCTATATACCAATGAACTATGATTACTATGAACTTCTGTTACTTCTGGGAATACAGACTCTAATTCTCTTATATAATCTTTAGCCATTGCTAACTCATAACCTGCACTTGGTAAGTCAGGATCTGAGTCGTGCATAGATATGGCATGGAAGTCTAAGAGATCGCCTATGTTTACTACAGTATCTGGTTTAAATACTTTTTTTACTTCTTTAAGAAAAGCGAAGCTGTCTTTGTGGTGATAAGGGATATGTAAATCACTTATTACTAGTACACATTTATTTGCCATAACATCCTCCTATGTTATTAACAATATATTAGCATAGCAAAAAATATATTACAAATAGATTTGACAAGGGGGAATTGTTAGTGGTATAACTTGAGTCAAGATGTTTTATTAAATTAAAATATTTTTGTATGGTGATGAGAAGAGTCAGGTTATTCCCTTCCTGGCTCTTTTCTTTTTAATGGAGTTCGTAGCTGATTAACCTCTCATCATTGACCATAATATCCCATAGCTTAATAAAAGCTACAGCATCTTCATAGGTAGGGAACCCTCGACATAATATATTACAGCTGAATGAACCATCTTCTGACTCTAATACTGTAAACATATAGGGAAGTTTGGTTTCGTCTGCCATAAAAACTACCTTAAAATTAGAAGTAGCCCTAGAACGAGCAGAGAAGCCCATAGAAAAGGTTTAGGCTTTTTGTAACCACAGCCACATTTATCATAGAACAGGCTACTGTATGAGCTTTTAAATAAGTTATTTTTCCCCATCTTTGAAAGTATCTCAAGAATTTTAAACATATCTTTCTCCTTTGTTAATCTTTAATTACTTTGATTGCTTTAATAGTATAGTTAGTTCCTCTGTATTCAGCTTGTGTTTCAGAACATTCAAATCCAATAGCAACCTTTTCTTCATTTACGCTTTCTATATTAAGATTAGCGTAAAGATCTAAAGCATCTCCATGACCTGTTGCCATACAACTATACCAATCATTAAATATAAGTTCATTTTGTAATGGTGGAACACAATTATTATTGGCAATGCTGCATACATACAATACCAGAATAAAATTGTTCATATCACTTCTTTAATTTGTTAGTTAAGTTCAGTCCAAAAGTTCCACCAATTACCCCCATAAGTCCCCACCAAAAATACTCGTTAGCTTGTTGTAGTAACATCCATCCTTGCTCCATATATGGTGCAGTCCAAGGAATAAAGTGAGCAACCAAAAGTGATAAATAAACCACAGTAATTGCTTCATCACGCCATGTGTTATTCATACCATTGGCTTGTGCTTTTCTTACTGCCGCATCTGCCTTAGCGATAGCTTCATCTTTCTTTATCTTTGCAAAGTCTGTCTGCTTGATAGCTTCCACCTCTGCTTCTCTTATCATAGCTTTCTTTTCTAGTGCATGTTTAGCACCACCAATAACCTTATCAGCTACTAGCTTAGTGATTGGATTGGATAATAAACTTAGAAAAGGTATCATGACATTAACATCTTTATGCCAGTATAGACAGCACTAACAACAGCACCAAGTACAAAGATAACCTTGACAGCACCTCTGCCCATGTTGACTTGTTCTTTCAGATCATCAATCTGCTTTTGATTCTCGCAGACTTTCTCTGTAAGATTATCTATCTTGTTGCTTATCACTGCTAATGTTATCTCTGTATCTGCCATTATTTTTTACTTGGAAATATATCAAATGGGTGAAAATCTTCCCACACTGCGTATTTAAATCCTTCTATTTCTTCTTCTTTAATTATGTTGAACATTGTTACTCCTATTAGTTGTCGTCATATTTTGTATTGCCCACTAACCATACGTTAGTACCACCATCTGTTGTTACAAATTCGTATAAGAACCTATCATCTTTTACTGAACTATCTAATGTGGTAGCATAATCAGAATTCTGTACTGATGCAGGTAATGTTAAAGTATATGGTACATAGGGTTGTGTATCAAATATTGTAACATAGTTGCCATCTACCTTTCCCCAATATTTTTCAGTATCTTCACTAGGGCTAAAATCAGTAGCAATAAGATCAGTACCACTATACTTACCATCATAAGATGATACTGAAGATAAATCCCAAGCTGTGCTAAGTGATACTCTATGAAACCCGTTTGCAGTACCTGTTTGTACCTGAATATAAAATTTAGTACCATCACTATTAAAAGCAAATCTTCCTAAATAATCACCTGTACTAAATCCTGTTATACCCCAAGTTGATACATTATGGTTTGTAGAACTTCCATAAGAAGTTACATTATAAGCAGTAGACAAAGGGAACTCTCTGATGTAGTTATAATTAGATCCATTGTATTCTTCCATAAACATTTTAGTGCCATCTTCACTTAGAATAACATAGTTAGAATTTTGCCCACTTCCACCTGCAAAACTAGGACTAGCAGAAGTGTTAAAACTAGCAGTACTTAAATCCCAAGCTGTTGACATTGTGTATTGATATACAGTCATATTAGAGCCACTTACTTTATGATAAAATCTAGTGCCATTATTTGCTATATATAAATTATACATAGCAGTTCCCCCTCCGTATGAAAAGGAATTTGTTAGACTAGCAGTAGTTGGATCGTAAGCTGTTGTCATAGTATACTCTTTAAAATCTCTATTACTACTTCCATGTGAAATGTAAAATTTTGTACCATCAGGTTTTAAATGAAACCCTCTCACCGAAGATAACCCCCCATGAAAAAATGTTTTTGTTTGGTTATTAGTAGTAAATATATCTGCAGTACCAAGATTTCCTGAAGATGTAAAATCATAAGCAAACCTTTTAGCTGTAGGTACATTAGCAAAAGACAAAGTAGTGTTACCTGTCAAAGAACCTTGAGAGAAAAAGTTATAAGTGCCTAAATCTAAACTAGGAGTAGTACCACTTACTGTTGTAGGTGTGAATGGATCAGCAGTATCTATCCAAGTAAATGAACCATCACCATCTGACTTTAATACTTGACCAGCAGTACCATTACCAGCTACATCTAGCTTAGTAGCATTGATAGAGTTATCAGCTAGTTTAGCTGTACTAATAGCACCATCAGCTATATCGGCTGTATCTACACCATCTGCTATATCTCTTGCTTTAGTCATGTGTTGCTCCTATAATAATTCTTGCTCTGATGTTATATAATAATTTGTTCCACCATCTGGTGTTACTATCCTAAGATAACTAGTTGCACTTGGACTTGCACTACTACCAGCAACAGCAAGTGGTGTTAGATTATTTGGAAGTGTAATCGTATAATCTGTTGCAAAAGGGAACTCAAATATACTTCTTTCAGCAGTGTCATTGGCACTGTTTGTTTCTCCCATAAAGAGCTTTGAACCATCATCATTTGTAGCTAATGCCAATGTTCCAGTATAAGTGTCATGCCCCTGTTCCTCTACTGTATGGTCTTTGAAAAATTGTAATGTAGAAGGGTCAAAAGGTTTCATTACAAACACTGCTATTCTATATGTATTCGGAACAGATGTCGCCGCATTGTGTTCATCTAGCATAACAGTTAGCACTGTACCTTCATTATTCATAGTAGCAATTTTTACAACACTATCTGGTATTGATGCGTAAGCATCAGCTAAATCACCACCACTAATTTTAGTAATTGTAGAAGTCAAATCAAAACCAGTAGATAAACTAAATGTTTGCACTCCTAGTGCAGTGCTAGGGTTTAAGGGAATATTAGAACCTAATGATGCTTTATGACCAGCACATACAACACACATTTTTGTTCCATCTTCATTAAATCTAATCATTCTCACACTATCATTAGTAAAATCTGCATCCCAATTTGTGTAAGCGGAAGTACTAATATCTAATTGTTGATCGTAGCCAGTTCCTGTTACATTTGTATTTAAAGTTGTAACATCATAAGCTGTGCCAAAATCATACCTTCTTATATTTTCTCCAGAAGCACCAAAAAAATGGTTTCCATCATTAGTAACCTGTCCGTATGCGGGCATTCCATAATACTGTGTTACTGTTTTTGTACCATTAAGGGTAAGAGTAGTTATATCATAAGCAGTACTGGCATCATATTCTAATACATGAGTATATCCAGTAGTACTATATTGGTAAACAGAAAGGTACATTTTGCTACCATCATCAGCCCAAGACAAGTGATTAGACCCATTATAAGCATTAGTGTTACTAGTAAATAAATAAGAGTTAGTAGGGGTAGATGTTATGGCATCTGGGTCATAATAATTACCAACATTCTTTAAAAATAATTCAATCTCTTTTGCACCACTGACATTACTAAATGTATATGTTGTATCACCAGTAAGTGTATGTGTAAATAAATTACCTGCACTCCAGTCTATTGTAGGGGTAGTGCCAGTTAAAGTAACAGCAGTTAATCCAGCACTTGGTTGGTCTACCCAACTCATTGAACCATCACCATCTGATGTAAGCATTTGTCCACTTGTACCATTACCAGATACATTTAATTGTGTAGCACCTACAGCATCATCAGCTATGTTAGCTGTATCTACCTTGCCATACTCTAGTGCAGTACCACCAGCATTCATTTGTAATACTTCATCAGCACTACCTAAAGAACCTAACCCTGTACCACCTCTTGCAAATCCTAGTGTTCCACTTGTTATCGAGGTTGCATCAATAGCAGCAACATTGAAAGTGCCATAAGCAATAATATCAACAGTGTCAGTACCAGATGTACCGATAGCAGTAGCGAATACCACAGAAGAACCAGAGGTAACAGTAACATCACTTCCATTAACCATCTTAATACCATTGAGGTATACGTCAACATAACCTGCATCATATAATAAAGTGTTGCCATTGTCGTCTGTTCCAGTAATTGTTGTTGTTGAAGAACTTACAGAGTATTGGAATCGTGCAGATGTACCATTAACTGATGAACCAGCATTTTGCCACCCAGAACTACCATACACTTTCATAATGTCATTAGTTGTATCGTAGTATAAATCACCAACATCTAGGGAAGTTGTTGGATCAGTAGCAGAGATTCTATATCTATTAGCAAAAGTATTTACATCTATAATGTTTGTGGCAACAGTATTAATGTTTGCAGTATTGCCAGCAACTGTAGCTATATTAGCTGTATCACCTGCAACAGTTGTAACATTAGCACTGATACCAGCAACTGTACTTACATCTGAACTAATACCAGCTACTGTTGTAACATTGGCAGAGATACCTGCAACTGTAGTAGTGTTTGCTGAGATTCCAGATACTGTAGAAACATCAGAACTAATTCCTGCAACTGTTGTTACGTTACCACTTACTCCAGCAACTGTAGTAATATCAGAAGCAATAGGTGCAAGTGTTTGTAATTCTGTACCAAGTGCGGCAACATCAATAAGGTCTTGTGAACTCACACCAGACAAAGCAGTAATCTCTGTACTTAATCCAGCTACTGTTGTTACATTAGATGATATGCCAGCTACTGTATTAACGTTAGCAATGTTGGTAGCTACTGTATTTATGTTAGAGGCATTGGAAGCAACAGATGTTACATTACTTGCTATACCTGCTACAGTAGTAACGTTACTGCTGATACCTGATACTGTTGTTATATCACTAGCAATAGCGGCTAGTGCATCTATGTTTGTTGTTGTAGAACCTAACTCTAATGATGTACCATTGCTATCATACTTTAATATTCTATTAGCATTGTTGGCTACTGTTGTATTATAAGGGAAATATAATGGTCCTGATGTACCAGATCCTGTAACTATTCTACCTGTTGAAGGTTTTAATTGTATAGACCTGTCAGTAATCTCTTTGATTTGTTGCTGTCTAATTAATGTATTGTCAAACTCTGTCTCAAGAGTTGTTGGTTGATTGACTTGCCCTACTTGGAATACTGTTGTCCTGGATAGAGGCTGGTCTCCAATAATAGTAATCAATTCACCAGATGTAGTAGCTGTAGTAAATGTAACACTACCTGTACCATTAGCATTTAAACTAACAGTATAGTGTGTTGTTTCTGTCTTAACTGTATCATCAATATACACCAACAATTCAGATGAGGCATTCACCTGGAATGTAAAGCTAAAAGGACCTGTTTGTCCTGTTGATGTATACTGTACTCTACGAGCTACATCATTGATGTCGAATGTCGCCATTGCCTCCTCCGATTATTGATTTGTATTGTATCATATTTATTGGTAACTTTCTAGCATGGTTTCCATCATTAGTTGATTTTGTTTTGTACTATATTCTGGATCATTTTCTAAATTCTTAACAGCATTGTCATAGTAAAATTTAAACACTCTTTGTATTTCTTTAGATTGGGTATTCATTACACCAGGAACATCTTTATCGAACATCCCACCTGTAGGAAGAGTTCTAAATACATCTGATCTTTTTCCTAGACCTGTGCTTAGTTCATTAACTGTTTCCCATACAGTCATTGGACCAGCGTCAGGGAACATTGGCTTACCATCTAAATCTAGTACCATTAGTTTATCATCAAAAAAACTTTTTTTAGCTTGGTATTCTTGCCTAGAGTTTAGTTGTAAGAATCCACCGCCAAGATCTGGTCCTTGTTTAATATACGATAAATTAGGCATACTGGTATCAATCCCATTCTCAACAAGATATTGTATCCCCCTATTATCTCTTTGGTTCTCTCTAGGCGTTTTGGCAAGCAAATGATGTAAAGCGTCAATAGGTGGATTCAATGGATAGAAATCAGACATAGCCATTTCGCCTGTGCCGCTATAATCAAACCTTGGTTCATCAGGTCCCCCTGGCAAAAATGTATCTGATTGTATAGAGGTAAGAACCTCATTAAAACCCTGTACGACATTAGCGAATGATCCCTCAGCTATTGTAGTTGGTGTTTTACTTATTTCCGTTGGGCTAAAAAAATCCTCTAAGAAATCTTGAGCCGACATATTCGTTGGAAAAAGAACAGATGTTCCTGCTCTCACAACACCTTCAGTAACATATTGACCCGCAAATTCCAACGCCGACTCTGCAAAAGTGGTTTCATCTGTATTGTCAATAATATCAATTAGATCTTCAATGTATGACATGTGAGTAAACATTGTGTTGGTAGACATAGTATCTAATGCCAAATTAGAAACTCCAGACAGCATCCCTGCAAAGTTAAGATCACTTACATTATAATTTTTAATGTTATATCCAAGTGTTGCTCCAAGACCTATTGGAAAGTTAAGAGGTGCTATTAGTTCATAAGATACAGACTTGAAATAAATCTCTCCAGTCTTAGGGTCTTTTTTCTTAAATACTACTGACCATGGGTCGATACCTAATTTGTTCCAGTAATCTTGCTCTTTCTTGTTTCTAGGTTTTGCACCTGTAAAATACCAATCTCTATCATCTAAGTTCTTTAAATCTAAAGATTTATCCCAAACATAAACCATCAATGCGGCTCCTTGATATTGTTTGGATCTCAACGCATCAGCATTACGACCGCCTCCATCTAATATTTTTTTGTTATTTGGAGATAGATATTTGTTAACCATTGGACCAACCCCTGGTATGTAATCTTTACCCTGACCAATCTGTGATAGTAATATTCTTGGAAACACAAATTCCATTTTCATGATTGGGTTGTTCCCAATCTTATTTAGTAGCCCACCTATATTATATTGTTTACCACGCATAGTAGGACCACCTTCTATTTTGCTAGTAAATGTATCAGGTCTTGCCGATTGTTTAATAATACCATCTATCATCTCGGATGGGTTAGTCATCATCTCAAGCCACAAATCCTCAGCCGCTTTTATATCTCCTGTATCTATATAATGTTGGTATGCTTTTTTTGTAGCAACAATAGTTAATTCTCTTGCCATAGAAGCTGTTTTAAAATACTCATCAACACTACCTAATGCACGCCCAGGCAAATCCCCCATAAGAAATATACTCATTTTATCTATTTTATTAGGGTCCTTCCCTTCATTTAATTTATTTCTCCAGTCCTTAAACATATTACCTTTATTCTGATACCATCTAATCTCTGGATCTATTTGCTCTGCACTAAAGAACACATCTTTTAAATTTGTGTTCATTGCTTTGGTAGCCTGTCTTTGTCCCATAAAAGCTAAATACATATCAATATCTTCGGCTGGGAACTGTGGCACTCCATCAACAGTATTGACAACTATTTCATGCTTCATTCCATTTTCGCCCTTGGCGTAATTCTTAAACAACTGACTAGCCTTACCCTTTGCCATTATCGCTGTCGAGTCGATATAGAAAGCAGCTTGTTTTACAAAATTATTTGTAATAGCTTTAGCTTGAGTTTTTATACTACCCAAGTAAGATAAAGAATGCAATGTCCTCCAATTATCCCATATTGTTGTAGGATCACTATCCTTACCCATAGAAAATGATTTCCATAACCTACCAGAACTAAGTGGTTTTTTCTCTTGCCCCAGTAATAAGAATTTAGAAGCAAACTCATCTATGTTTTCTAGATTACCATAATCTCTTACCAATGAGTCAAATGCTTCAGCGTATTCACCTAGTGCAAGATTTGCCAAATCCTCATTTTCATCAAGACCATTTTGGTATTGGGTTTTTAAATTTTCCATATTTTCTAATCTACGCCCAATGTTATTAATGTATTGTTCTGGACTTGATATAGCACTCAAACTTCTTCCTTGCTCTGAAAGACCTTTCCCTAGGCTTGGGAATATACTATGTGTGGCTTCAATAGTTGCTAGCAGTTTTATTTTTGTCTGGTCAATGTCTAAGCCTTTTTCTTTTTTGCCTTTGTTTACTAGCTTAGCCAATCGTGTTATTTCATCTTTACCTTGCTGGAATAGCAGAGCCGCTTTCATAACATATCGTGAGTCAGAGAAGTTCTTGAACTTGTCGTCTGGCATCTTTGCATCTATTGTTTTGTAAATTTCTTTTGGGTTTATCTCAGGAACCCTAATAAAATCATTGAATGCTTCTTCCCAGCCAATTTCCTTAAAGATGTTCATTACTTCTTCTTTAGAAAAGTCATCAATAAGAATGCCTCTTTTATCTGCTTCTGCCGCTAATCTCTTGTAATTGCCATCAGCAAAATTTGCATAGTCCCACCCATTCCTAAAATTCTTTTCGTTAAATGAACTCTTAGCAAGATTTGCCAGTATCTTAGGATCAAAGCCAATATCTTCTTTATACGCTTTGTTCCCTGCCATTCTAGCTTCCTTGCGATAATCGGCATCGTTTAAATATCTTTCAGGATCCGCTTCTTTGTATTGGTTTACAACTTTAGCTTTGTTGGATTCTTTTGTAACAACCTCAATAACCTTTGCCAAGGAATCGATTTCTTCTTCTGTGAGGTCGTATATCTCATATACTTTTTTCTTTGCTTTCTTTACTTCTTCGAATTTCTTTTTGCTATACACAAACTCATCACCATACGCCTTTTGTTTTGTTTCACTCCTAATAGCTTTGTCGTAAAACTCTTTAAGAGTCATATCACCGCCATCAGGCGTGTATATAAATTGGTCTTTGCCTAGCTTTTTAACTATTAGTTCTGCGGTTTCTGATATTATACCTGTCATTATTCTGTTCCTTGCAGTTCTTTAAATTTAATATCTGTGCCAACACCAGCATCCACTATATCTTGCGAAAGCTCAGGTCTCTTGAACAATGCTTTTTGCATTCTAAATAGATCATATAGTTTTTTGCCAGTGCCAACTAAGATCCAATCCATTGAACTATTTTTTAAACCAATGGCTAATTGGCTATCATCTTTGTCTACAGCAATGTAATCTAATCCCCGCAACGCCATGTTCTTAGATTCTTTTTCATCATAACCAAAAAAGTTTTGGATCATATTTGCCCAATTATCCTCACCCTTTTGACTAAGTAATGTGTTAGCTACCACATCACTTGCCATAATTGTAGTTAACTTGCCCTTAACTTTATTTGCCATCCAGTTATATGATTTTGAAAAACCAGCACCCCAAGCCAACATCTCTCCAAAACTACCTGGTGTACCCAAATACTCATCTGGTAGCACTTGATCTAATCTACTTGCTATTGGTTGATTAACTACAAAATTATCTAATGCGGTCAACATACCAGTCTCATTTTGAAAATCCCTATATGGGTTAGCTAAAGTTTTAACAACATCACTAGCCAATGCCACCTTCTCTGCGGTAGGACTTTCTGCAATAACATTACCCATTTGTTGTGGGGTTGATGCAAGCCTCTTGATAAACCCTCCAATTGCTTTTGCGTGCATACTTTTGCTCATCCCAGGCAAATCATACAATGCCCTTAATTCTCCATACCTTCCATACCAATCGGCAAGACCACCATTTCGTAATGTTGGGTCTGTAAAATTATTAACTGAGTATTCATAAACCATTTGCATTTTGTTTGGATCAAAAAATCCATCATATTCACCAATCCTATCCATTGGATCCATTTGTTCTAATGCGGCTAATTCATCTGGAAATAATGACATTACATCAAACCCCTTTCGTAGTAATCAAGTTGTCCAATTATTCTTATTAAGTAAGCCTTTTCAAATTCTCTTAAAGCCTCCTTTACTTTTAGTGTCTTGATTCCAGTATCACTTAAAATCTTATCACTGTAATCTCTCCCAAGCCATTGGCTGTTAAATTGTTTATCTGTGCTTACTATATCCATTATGTTAATGATATCATTTAATACTGTAATCTTATCTTCCGCAGAGTCTTTTAAGTTTCTTATAGCCTCTAATTGTGCGGCTTTATCTTTTCCAGATTGGGATAACTCCTCAAAGTCTTTTGGGGTAAACATGAAATCATTAATATTAAATTTAATTGTTTGATTGTATTGCACTCCTCCAACTTCTGGGATTTGGGTCCGAGATCCACCGAGGGGTGTGCCAAACATTTCTTCAAAATGTAAAACAATATCTCCTCTTTTGTAACCTGCGTCTGGGTAATTGAGTCTATTATATTGATAATGCTCCTCCAAAATATTACTTAGAATATTTTTAACATCGTTTGCATCAATATCATATTCAGTATCTTTGAACAATGGGCTATTTCTTTCAGGCTTAAATCTAAAATTCTCTATTAGACTTTGTGTAACTTTCCAACCATTTTCATCAAAATACTCTGAGATAGTTAAGTTAGGATTAGCTTCAAGTTTTGTCCCGTAATCCAATAAGCTCTTTTCGTAAGCTAACTCTAAAGCACTGTTGTCTGGGTCTTTTAAAAAATTCATATAATCTACGCTTGCTAAGGTTTCCGAATCAATTATATACCCCTCTCTCTGCATAAATTTTTGATATTCATTACTACCATACTTCAAGGCAAAGGTTTTTCTAAAAATTTCTTTCGTGTCTATAAATACAGCATTTCTGTTTATGTTGTTAATAGCATCACCACCAATACTTAACATAGTTCCATCTGGGTATTGTTCTAAATTTAAAGGAATATTTGCTTTTTCTCTGATGTCTTTAGCATCAACCCCTTTTGGATTTTGATTTACTAATTGTGTTAACGTTGCCACACTTTCTCTTCTGCCATTTACATTAACAGCTATCATTAAATTAGATTCTAATCCAGGCGTTGTCTGTCCAATCCTTTGATCTATTGCCTTCAAGTAATCATCTACACCTGTCAGAACAATTCCTGTGTCCTGTTCAAATTTGTCTCTTCTTTCATTTGCCTCAGCGGTTTTTCCAACAGCAAATAATTTAATAATATCAGTTGTTTCTTTTTGTACTTCACGTTCTTGTTGTTTATTGATTTCCTCAAACATTTTGTTTTGTTGCTCAATAGGATTTATAATCTTATTGTATATTATTTCCTTGAGAGCGTCACTCTCTTCATCATCAAACCTCTCATCAGAGAATAATTTTTGCAAATCAGATACAGCAGATGTAGACAATGTATGGTCATATATTTCCACACCATCAGGAACCACACCCAATAACTTTTCTAACTTGCTAGCATCTTTCATGTTGATGGCAAGTTCAATGGCATTGAATGCTTCAATAGGATTTTCTTCGATATTAGATATTGATGGAACAAAATAATCGGCAATGCTTGTATAAAACTGTTCTTGTATTTTATTTCTTAATTGTAGTTTTTTGGACACTGACATATCGTTCTGTTTGGCAACAAGCTCGAGTATTGCAATTTGATTGGTCAAACTACCATAAGGATCTTGTGCATCAAACCCAATAAGAGTATCAGATTGAGTCATAGTATTTTCGTAATTATATAGGTTGTCTTGCTTACGTTGGGTAATAATCTCTTTTTCTCTATTGTTAGTTAGAGTTCTAATGCTTTTGTCTAATCCCAACCCAAAATTGTAAGCACCTTCATAATCGCCAGTAGCTTCTAAATAACTAGAAACATAACCATCCCTTGTACCACTTAATCTTTTCCAGAGTTCTTCACTGTCCTCATCAGCTAACGATGAGGCACTATACTCACTATCCATTAGTGTTTGTGCATCTAACGCTAGATTAGTCTGTATGATTTCTGTTGCTACCGCTTTAGCTTTCTTGCCATAAGCAGTAAAATCATCCCCACCCACTATCTTATTAAATTCTGACTGAGTCATAGCATCCATAGATTCTAAATCTAAATTTCTTAATATGCTGTTTTCATACATATCTCTACTTGCTCTATCAATCGCATCTTGTGTGCCTGCTTTAATAGCAAAGTTTGTTACTGTATTTAATCTACTTTCCAAATCAGAAAACATATTAGCTTGAGCTTTGTACTGTACAAAATCAACATTAGGAACATTAATCATTCCCACTTGCCCAGATGTATATGTTGGTCTACGTGCCATTAATAACCCCTGTCCATATTATCTAAATCCTGTGCTGAATAAGAACCAAAACTTGTTGGTGTTGTTTTTCTATTTAGCCCACTAAATAATCCCCCTTGATACGCATTCGTGATGTTTGTACCAAACCCAGTTAAAGCGGACATAATACCGCTCTGCATTGTTGTTTTGCCAGCTTGTGTAAGATTTGCATATTCTATTGCACTCATATTCTGTAACATCTCTACATTAAATTGTGTCATATTGAAATCTTCTACCCCACCTCTTAGTGAGACCTGTTGTTGCATTAAAGCAGATCCTTCTGTAGATAATATTCCACCTGCCGCCGCTTGTGCAATTGCCGCACCTAATGCTTTATTAGTTGCTTTCAATACTTTTACTCCCTGCTCTTTAGCTTCTGCTCTTTTCTGTGCATATTGTAATCTTGATAGATCGGCTTGTGCGTCATAGTACGCTTTCATAGCCGCCGCTTGTTGGTAACTAGCGAACGCTTGACCTATTGATGATGCTACTGATAAAATAGTAAAGAAACTCATTGACCTACACTTACTTTAAACTCTATTCCAATTAAATTAAAAAACAATGGTTGTGATTGTGAAAAGGACATCTGTCCATTACGATCATATCCCAACATTGGTTTTCTCCTCTTCTGACCTGTGAAGAATGACCCTGCACTAAAAACAAAATCTTTGCCATCTAAGGTCAAGTTCTGAGACAAATACAATAATGCGGTTGCCTCAACAATTCTTTTCTTCTGTGCTACTATATTACCACTTGGCAATCGTAACTCAACAGGTAAAGTAGTTACAGTTGGCACATAGTTGATACCTATTTCTACATAAGTAGTTGGTACTGCATCTAATGTTATACTACCAGATGATACTGTTTTATCTGATTGCATAGAATCATCTGCAATAACTTTAACTGTTTCTCCTTCTAGGTGATCCAAACCTGTTACTGTTGTAGTACCAGGTAATGTACCCCCTGACAATAGTATAGCACTATCTGTAGTATTATCATCATTAAATGCTTCTATATAATATACATCTGTTGAATTTATAGTTCTTTTAACGACAAAATACATAGTCTCTACATCTACAGCACAATTAATAAACGCACCATCTGTTGATGCTAAAGAAGGTGCTGTAATGTTTTGTGTCTTGAGAATAGAATAAGTAGCTAGTGTACCATCTCCATTAACCACTAATAATAAATCCCCATCTGTAGTAGATGTTGCTTTTCTTAATGCCATATCAACTGGTGATTGTAATAGATGAGAGGATAATAATGATATGTTGTTTGATACATAGTTCAATTCCACATCACTAAACAAGAACTCTCTAACTGCTTTACCAGCCGCTTGGATAAAGATTGTCCCACTCTCAACACCTAGAGGTTTAATACCTTCTTTAGCTCCCCTTCTTGTTGCACCATTGATAACAATGTTACTAGGAGTAATCGGATCTAATGAGGATTGAGGGACAAAGAACTCACCACCTTTAGTAAAGATTTGTAAATCTCTACCACTAAATAATCCAATGATTGGGTTCGCTTTACCTGTATCTAATGTCGCTTCTATAGCATCATCATCTAATGCTTCGCCTGGATTGAAGTCAAAAAATCTATTTACTCGTGATCCAAACAATGTGTTTGGTCGTTCCTTAGTACCACCAAAATATAATCTTCCTTCATGGAATGTAACTGTTCTTGGGTATCCTCTAGTTGCTGACCAACTATCTTCATAACCTCTTTCAACAAACCACTCACCAGCAGCTCTTGCATCTGTATCAAAGAATGGTATCTCTACTACAGCCTCTACTTCACTAGATGAAATATACCGCACAATCCTTGCTCTACCTAACCCTGTCGTTACTTCAACATACTGACCTACATCTGAAGCACTAAACGTACCACCACTTGTGCTAAGATGTACGTTCCCATCTCTCTCAGAAGGTGTAAGATTGTGAGCACCAGATGTTGTTGTTGGGGTAAAAGCATATTTTGGAACAAAGTCAAATGAAATAGCAGATATAGTCCATGTACTATGTGATGCACCTCTAACAACTTTGAATGGTGTCATATCTTCATGTGTAAGAATCAATGTATCTACGGACTGTGCATAGTCCATATTATCTAACAAAGAAGAACCTATCGTTGTTGTAAGATAATCATTACCACTGCCATTGATATTTGTTACTAATGCTTTGTCTTTATAGACATACATTCTGTTATTAACAAACAACAGCATATAACTTTGTGTAGTGGAAAACTCAAAAGGAACTAAGCGTGTTCCATTTTGTGGGTTAGCGGCACTTGGTATCTCATCTATGTATTGTAATCCTGGTCGTCTTTCTAAACCACCTTGTGGTTGCACAATAACATTCCGTGCTTTATCGAGTGCATTAGTGTACTGGTTAATATCAATCCTTGATCTTAGCAATGGATCAACTTCACCTGTCGTAAAATTTGTTTGGATGGTAACAGCTCTGCTCATAGCATCACCTTACATCAGCTAATGGGAAATCTACTATAGCGTAATTAGGTTTGCCTCTGCCATCTATATTCATAGCTTGTCGGAAGTAACCACCTCTACCATTCTCTGCCATACCACCTAAAGCAACTGTTCTCCAATAATCTGCTTTGGTTGTTTGGTCGGTAACAGGTTCAGCTAAATGCCAAGCCATCATATAAACTAAGAGTTGAACAAAGTATGAAGGCATCAAACCTTCTGATATGCCTGATGTAA